AAAACAGAACTTATCTAATTAGAAATGGCAAAGAAACCAACCAAGAAGTCAGTACAGGAGATAGAAGAACCTAAAGAAGTAAAACAATTTGATTGGGGAACTATAGTACTTACTTGTAAATGTGGTCATAAACAAACACTGATGGAACATGTACAGCATGGCATTCAGTTTATTTTAACCACTAACGATTCTTCAGCAATTATACTTCATTGTGACAAGTGTCAGGCAGGCCTTAAACTTCATTGTGAAGAAGGCACGCCTCTACCTGAAGCTCCTGAAGTAAGTGAAGAATCAGTAGAAACAATAAAAGCAGAAGAAACTCCGGTAATCGAAGAAACTCTAGAGAATGAAAACATTCAAGAAGAAAGTAAAGAAGGAGAATCTGTATAAAGAATATGTTCAAATCATTAATGGGGTACTTCAGCTCTCTTTTAGGGAGACTGAGGTACTCTCATTACTTCTAAAGCTTAATGATGAACTGTCCTCCCTTATTAAAGAAACAGGTAATGTGCTTAGCACAGACATCAGGCGAATGATAATGAAGGAGACCAGGGTGTCTAAATCTAACTTAGTTAAGTATATAAATACGTTAGCAGAGAAAGATATACTTGTTAAGAAAGAGAATAATAAATGGAGTATTAATGATACATTTGTACCCTCTACTGTAGGGGGCATTAATGAAATTGTATTTATTCTTGATACGAGATAATATTTATACTAGGCTAGCTGAGAAGTACAAAAGGGACGTTAGGTTTATTCGTAGAGTAACCCATCATCCCTTTGACTTTTTAGCACAAACTATATCAGACCCAGACAATCATAGGCCAGTTAGGCTAAGGTATCTAGGTATCTTTTATGTAAAACCTTACTGGCGTAAAGACATGAAGTCAATAAAAGAAGCTGTACCTGAAGAAGGCAAAGCTTTATATGCCAGGGTACCAGAACTTAAATTTAATAAAGTATACATTAACCTTAAGAAGGGTAAAGTAGAAAATGATATATTTATTTCTGATGACCTTAGTGTTGTTTGTCCTACCCATGAGATAAGGAGATGGAGGTATTTAGATACTGTAGTAGAATAATTATAACACTTTTAGGTAACTTTTTACTAAATAATACGTAACCTACTAAATGGCACAAATATTTGATATATCTAATGGCGAGGTGGTTCTTACGCCAGAAGCTCTAGCAATTCCTTCTTTTAAAAAGATATGGGACAGGGATAAGTCTAAGGACAAAACCAGAGCTTTAGACGAGATTAAATATGTCGTTTTCTTATGTGACCCAGTTAAATCTCCCTATAAAGACATAGAAGAGATTGAAAAAGCTGAGATTATAAGGAAGGATATATTTGGTGAATCTAAGTGGCAACCAGATGAAGTCATTATTGAAGCTATGGATAAGTACACAGAACTTAGATTTACAACTACTTTAAGGGTACTTAAGTCTGCTAAAACAGCTGTAGAGCAATTATCTAATTACTTTGCAGAGGTGGACTTTAAAGAAAAAGATACCATGGGTAGACCGTTATACTCAGCTAATGACTTAGCAGCTAACCTAAGCCGGGTAGGCAATATAGTCAAGTCACTAAACATACTAGAAGAAGCTGCAAAGAAAGAACTGAGTGATTCGGGTAGAGTTAAGGGGGGTACTGAAATAGGCTATTTTGAAGATCCTAATAATTACTAATGATAGTTCGAGAGGATAGTGGTCTTTATGTAGTTAAAGAGCACAAGATAGAAAATACTAATAAATTCAGGGAAGCAGCATTACGGTACAAGAATGAGGGTGTTTATACAACAGCTCCTCTGGGTACTACGTCTTTTCTAGACTTTTGGAGAGAAGAGACCAAGCGTTGTCTTGAGGGTTATGTAGCCCCTGATGGTGACTTTATTACAGGTTACCATTATTTTTATTTAAACTATTGTCCTATCTTGCTTGTAAGGGAAAAGTTTATTACTGATGGCAGGGGGCATAAGCGTAAGGTAGTAGAACGTAAGCGTGAGTTTCCAGATTTCTGGGACTCTGACTACGACTATTTTATGGCTATTGAAGCTGCCGAAACAGAAGGTAAACACCTGGCAGTTCTTAAGGCAAGGGGTAAAGGGTACTCGTTTAAGGGTGCTTCTATGCTTTGTAGGAACTTCTTTTTAATTAGGGACTCTAAATCTTATGCTATTGCTTCAGAAATGGAGTATTTAACAAAGGATGGTCTTTTAACTAAGGCTTGGGACTTTATGGACTTTATAAATAAAAGTACAGCCTGGGCTAAGAAAAGACAAAAAATTAACCAGGTGGCACATAGGCGAGCCTCCTATGTGACAATTGATGAACGAGGACATGAATCCGAAGGTGGATATATGTCTGAGATAATGGGGGTTAGTTTAAAAAATGATCCAGACAAGGCTAGGGGTAAGAGAGGTAAACTTATATTATGGGAAGAAGGAGGTAAATTTCCTGAACTTGTAAAGGCATGGCAGGTAGCTCAGCCTTCAGTAGAAACCAACGGTGTAGCATTCGGTCTTATGATTGCTTTTGGTACTGGTGGTGAAGAAGGCTCAGATTATGAAGGTTTACAGGAATTATTCTTTTATCCTGAAGGTTACAACATATTACCTTTTAAAAATATATGGGATGATGCTGGTGGTAAATGTAGCTATTTTGTACCTGAGTATGTAAATATGTACGGTACTGATGCTCATGGGCACCAGTTGATGGACGATAATGGTAACACAGAATATCTACATGCGACTAGGCATGCGTTAGCTAAAAGAGATGAAGTATTAAAAGGAGCTAATGATAGGAATGCTATAGATAGGTGGATAGCAGAACATCCTTTTAATCCGCTTGAAGCATGCTTACAGCTTAGTGGCAACATCTTCCCGAAAGAAGAACTTATAAGACAGTTAGCTTATATAAGGAATAGTGAATCTATAACAAACTATAAGCAAGTAGGTGACCTTATTTTTGATGAAATAGGTAATCTTAAGTGGGTTCATGCTTTAAAACCAAAAGACATTATTAAGTACAGGCTTAGCAGTAATGATGATAAACGAGGTCAAACTGTCATATGGGAACATCCTCCAGACAATCCTCCTTATGGTCTTTATATAGCAGCTTGTTTGCCACCAGGAGAAAAAGTGATTACAGATAAAGGACTTGTTAATGTTGAAGATATTACAATAGAAGATAAACTTGTGTCAAAAGATGGTTACTATACAAGTATTAAGAAATTATTAAAGTTTGATAAGGTTAACGAAGATACTTATAAACTGAAGGTGTCTAACACTTTTAGAACAACTTCTTTTACAAAGGAACATCCATTATATATTTCTTCACATAATTTAGATAAACAAAATACAGTAAAAGAAGATTTATTTGAATTCAATTTTAAAAGTGTATCTGAAGTAAATGTTGGAGAATGGGTTAAATACCCTAATTTATATTACAACAATGAAAGAGTAGAGTTGTCTGAAGAAGCTAGAGAAACAGCTTGGGTAGAGGGATTATGGTTAGGAGACGGGTGGTGTAGAAGAAATAGAGTATATGTGGTTTTTAATAAAAATGATGTTGAGCAGATAAATCGTTTCAAGTCTTATATAACAAAATATAGTTTAAAAGGAACTTATACAGAAAGAATTGATGAAGGATGTATACAGATATCTTTTTATGACAAAGCTTTTTCAAGGTATTTAAATGAATGTTTTGGTGCATATGCAAGAGAGAAATATGTGTCAGAGGAATTAAAAAAGTATTCGATAGACAGAAAAGTTCAACTTTTATTAGGATATTTAGATTCAGACGGTTGTATTTATAAAGATAAAAGAGGATATTATTCACTGGAGTTTGTTAGTTGTAATCTAGAACTTTTGGAAGATTTTCAAGATATTGCTTTTTCAATAGGTATGGTTGGTAATATAACAAAGTTACGGGACAAAGGAGAATATTCTATTAATGGCAGACACGGTGTACAAAAAGAAGCTTATCATTTAAGATTCGGTAATTCGGATACTTTAAAATTTGCAGATCTTGCTAATTATAATAAACAAAGTAAATTAAATAAAATAGACAGGGAGTCAATTAAAATCACTAGACGTAGACCAAAGACAGGTTGTTTTTTAAGTAGTGATAATCAATACATATATTTTCAAATAAAGAAGATAGAAAAATATAGTTACACAGGTACCGTATATAATTTTGAAACAGAAGATCATACTTTTTGCACATATCACATTCCATCACATAATTGTGACCCTTATGACCATGACCAGGCAGCAACAAGTGATTCTTTAGGTTCAGTGTTTATATATAAACGCTTTCAGTCTTTTGAATCTTTTCATGATTTAATTGTAGCAGAATATACAGGTAGACCAGACACAGTAGATGAATTCTATGAAAATGTACGTAAACTACTTTTATATTATAATGCTACACTATTATACGAAAACGAAAAACCTGGCTTATTTGCTTACTTTACCAATAAACATTCAGAACATTTATTAGCAGACCAACCAGATATAATAACAAGCATTATAAAAGACAGTTCTGTACGTCGTAGAAAAGGTGTACATATGACTGTAGGTATTAAAGATTATGCTGAGTTAAAAGTTAGGGACTGGCTTAATGAAGAGTATGAACCTGGTAAAAAGAACTTAACAAAATTAATGTCTGAGCCTTTGTTAGAAGAACTTATATCTTATAATAGAGAAGGTAACTTTGACCGTGTAATAGCTTTTATGCTAGCGATATTATATAGGGAAGAATTACATACGAGACATGTTAAAAGTACAAATGAAGAGGAAAGAATAAAAAGAATATTTAGAGAACCTTTGTTTAAGAATCGCGACATACCTAGGTTCATTAATCTTTAATTAAATGGCTATAGCTAATACAAAAACAACATCATTTCCACAGCAAAAGCTTGCTTTTAGTTCCAAAGATACCAAATGGAAGGAAGCTTGTGTGGATGCTGTTTTATCAAGAGAGCAGGGTTTTACGTCTGAAAAAGAACGAATGAAGACTGCTTATGATTTATACAATGGTATCTTTAATGAAAATGATTTAAAATATGTTACTAATCCTTATAAAGTAGATGATAGTTTCCCAGCTTCTTTACAGAATTTTAATATAATAAGACCTAAAATAAACTTATTATTAGGGGAGGAAAGTAAACGTCCTCAAAATATAGTAGTGTATCAGACAAACGAAGAAGCTGTAAGTACAGTTCAAGATAAGCTTCATTCTATGCTTGCTGAATTGTTAGTACAGGAACTTTATAAAAGAGCTGAAGGCGAAGAGCAAACAGAAGAATGGCAAGCTGAATTTGAAGCTAAAGTGCAAGAAGCAATGGAATATGCTAAAAATGAATACACTAATCCAGCAGAAATTACAGCTCATGCTACCTTGGAATATTTAATGAGGAAGCTTAACTTACAGACAGAGTCTTTAAAAGGTTTTAAGGATGGTCTTTTGGGAGGTAAGGAGATATATTATAATGGTATACAAAATGGTGAACCTATTTCTGAAAGAGTAAACCCATTAGAATGTTCACACGATAATGACCCAGACCTTGACAATATTGAAGATGGTGATTGGTTTGTTAGGCATATGCGTATGACACCTGCTACAATATATGATAGGTTTAATGATATTATGTCTGAGTCAGACCTTAATAAAGTACTTGACTTAGTACAAGGTAGAGGTGGTACAACTAAACAGGACTATGCCAGGATAGAATTTAGAACACTTAATAATCCTAATAATGCTAGTGTAGAGTCTGAAACACAGCAAGTAGATGTATGGCATGTGGTATGGCGTTCATTTAAAAAGGTAGGTTTTGTAACTATTATAGATGAGTTTGGTGAACCTTTAACAGACCTTGTTGATGAAAGTTATGTGCCTATGGAAGAAGAACAAATAACATGGGACTGGGTTACTGAAATATGGGAAGGATACAGGATAGGTGATGATATATATGTAGGTATACAACCTTTACCTTATCAGGACACTTCTTTAGATAATCCTTATGGAGCTAAACTTCCTTATATAGGTAGCTTATATAGCAATACTAACTCTACTAATAGGTCATTGGTTGATATTATGAAGCCTCTGGCCTATATGTATATTATAGTATGGTATCGTTTGGAACTTGCTTTATCAAGGGACAAAGGTAAGATTATTAACATGGATATAACACAGATACCTAAATCAATGGGTGTCGATGTTAATAAATGGTTACATTACCTTGGTGCTATAGGTGTTAATTTAATAAATCCTTATGAAGAAGGTTGGGATATACCAGGTAGGGAAGGTGGTAGACCTGCTGCTTTTAATCAAATAAGTGCTCAAGACCTTACAATGACTAACGTTGTTGCTGGTTATATAGACCTTATGAATAAGATAGAGGAAATGCTTGGTGAACTTTCAGGTGTTACTCATCAGCGTCAAGGGCAGATATCAAGTAATGAACTTGTAGGAAATGTTGAAAGGTCTGTAATACAGTCATCACATATTACTGAAAGTTTGTTTTATACACATAATGATATTAAACGCAGAGTTTATTCTTATTTAATTAATGTAGCTAAACATGCTTGGAAGAATAGTGGTAAGAAACATCTTTATTATGTACTTGATGATTTGTCAAGACAATTTATAAAGATTTCAGATGATTTCTTGTATTCTGATTTTGATGTATTTGTAGGCGATTCTACTAAAGAAAATCAGAGAATTGAAGCTCTTAGAGGATTACTTCAGGCAGGTATGCAAAATGGTGCTACTTTACTCGATGCAGCTTCTATACTTACTTCTAACAACATGTCTCAGATTAAGAGGCAACTTGAGAAGATAGAGAAGAGAAGAGAAGAGATGATGGCACAGCAGCAGCAGCAAGAAGCAGCAATTGAAGAACAGAAGATGACTATTGCTCAGCAGCAACTTGCTACACAGGCTTCTCAGTTCTCTGAAGAGATGAGGATTAAAGAAGAAGATTCTATACGTAAGGCAGAAACTTCGTTAGCTATTGCTCAGCTTACAGCTCAGAATAAGAGCGGCGAAGGTATGCAGGAAATAGATGAAACACAAGAAGAATTGGAAAGACAAAAGATAGAACTACAGAATAGGAAATTAAATAATGACTATACGCTTAAGAATAAGCAATTAGAAGAAACAATAAGAAAAGATAAGAAAGCTGAGGAATTTAAGGTACAAGAAATAGCTATTAAAAGGAAAGTAGCTAATAAACCTGTTAGTAAACCAGCAACTAAAAAATAAACAAAATGGCAAAAAAGAAAGAAGACGACGCTCCGTTTTTTGGAGGATTCGAAGCTGTAATGGATGGGTTGGTTAGACCTAGTAATAAATCTAAATCAGTTTCAGGAACCTACGGAGGACAAGATGAGGTGGTTGATATGACCAAAAAAAGTGTCTTTCAAGATAAAGATGAATACCAAGAACCTCCTTACGAAGATATAGAAGAGCCAACTGATGATGATACTATAGTAGAAGAGCCTGAGGAAGAACCAGAAGAAGAACCGGAATCAGGAGATAATATTGTAGAACCAGAAGTAATTAAAGGTGAAAATACAGAAGTAACAGATTTGTCTGAATATGAAGAAGATATTGTAGATTATTTTTCAGAAAAGCTTAGTACCGAATTAGGTTGGGAATTTGAAGACGAAACTAAACCTAAGAGTGTAGAAGACATTATTAGCTACATGAGTGCTATAGTAGAAGAGAATTCTAAACCAGATTTTGCTAGTGAAGATATACAGAAACTTAATGACTATATTAAGAATGGTGGAGATTTCAAAAAGTATATGTCTGAGATTCATGGTGGTCTTAATTATGAGAACATAGATATTTCTTCTGAGAAAAATCAGAAAAAAATAATAACAGAAAATTTTCTTAGGCTGGGCTATAGTGATGAAAAAATACAGAAGGCTTTAGACAGGTATGAAGAAGCAGGTACTTTAGAAGAAGAAGCTGAGGAGGCTCTTGAATTTCTAAAAGAACATAAAGCTAAAAAAGCTGAAGAGCTATTAGTGGAACAGGAAAATACTCAAAAGGAATACAAAAAGCAGCAACAAAAGTTCTATCAAGACGTACAGAATACTGTAGGTCAGCTAGATTCTATCAGGGGTATTCCAGTTTCGGCTAAAGAAAAGAGAGAATTACTAGACTATATTTTCAAACCTGAGGCTGACGGGCGTACTCGTTATCAAAAAGATTACGCAAAAGATTATAAAAATTTAATAGAATCTGCTTACTTTACCATGCGGGGGGATTCTCTGCTAAGTAAAGTAGCTAACAAAGCTACTTCTCAGGCTGCGCGTGTACTTCAAGAAAAGTTAGCAAGCAAAGGCAGGAGAACCAAGAACAGTGGTGGTGT